ATAACAATTAATAACGAAAAGATACGTTACACAGCAAAAACCGCAACAACATTTATTGGATGTACTAGAGGCATTGAAGGAACTACAGCATCAGGGCATAGTAATGCCGATACAGTAACTCATAACAACTTTGAATTGTTTTATAGAAAAAAGCATTTTGTCATTAGTGTAGATGCTAACGACACCATATCAGCCACTGATTTAGCTAAAGAGATGGAAATTCCAGACGAGCATATAGAACCTATAATTGATCTAGTGGCTTATCGATTACTAATATTAATTGATGACTACAATAGGGCTGACAGATACAAAATTGATGCTTCAGCCTTTTATATTCAAGCTAGAAATGAAATTGAAGCTGGTTATGGCGATGTAATGAAAGCCGGCATGATTGGTCAGCCTTATGATTGGGAAGTTGACAATATAGGGAGTACAATTTGAGCTTTGTTGTAGAATCGTATCAATCAAAAGGGTTAAGAGACGATAAAGGGCGAAAGTTCGTATCCCCTGACTATTTCTATAACATAGAAAATATGAATTATGATAACATTATTGGTTGTCAGCGTATAAAAGCACCTAGCGTTGAGTATAATGTTGGTAGCAACCAAATTGATGGGGGTTTTGATTTTAGGTACATTGACTCAGTAGGGCAATTTCAAAGTGAAAAAATAATTGTTCAAGGTGGCTCGATTGTCAAAAACTTTTTAACTAGTCCAAGTACTATTTACACAGGATTGTCAGCTGGTAAAAAATGCACGTTTGGAATCCTAAACGATAAACTGTTTATTTCTAATGGCTTTGATTATCCATTGGTGTATGACGGTACATATGTAAAACAAATGGGCGCACCTACAGCCAAGGATTTACTTGTAGCTGGGGTTTTAACAGGAGCGTATTACTACGCTATGAGCTATGTCATAAATGGCGTCGAAATTATACTTGGCACTATTAGTAATACGATTACCGTATCAAGTAAAAGCATTGATCTTGATTTACCCGTTGGGATTGCTACATGCACAGCACGTAAAATATACCGTACAGAGGCAGGCGGTAGCACGTTAAAGCTACTAACAACGATTAATGATAACACGACTACAACGTATCAAGACAATACGGCTGACGGCTCACTTGGTGCAAATATACCTAGTACGAACAGTTCATGTCCAACACCCCAATTTATTACTGTTAAAGACGAAAAGATTATTGGTGCAGTCAATGCCAATAGACCAAACTATTTGTATGTCACAGAGTTTGAGGTAGAAGTATTTTTTAATACGTCAGGCGTTTACGATGTATCGGGTGTTGGAAACGACAATTCGCCACTAACAGGATTAATTGAAGATTATAACCAGATTGTTGTTTTTTCGGAAAGGCATATCTATTTAGCGGATACGTCAGGGCTCACAACAAGCGTAAAACAAACCACGTCTAATGTAGGGTGCATTGATGGTTTTAGTATTGCCAGAATACCAGAAAATGACGTATTGCAGGGTGGGATTATGTTTGTCTCTAATTTGTATGATGTCCGTATTTTTAGTGGTAACATCGCTACAAATTTAGCAACAAGTTTTGACAATTTAACAACAAATAATTTTTCAAGTGCAATCAATAAAGATAGCTTAAAAAATCAATTAAAAGATAACCCATTAGAGGCCGCATTTTTTGATTATAAATATCATTTAATCGCTGAAACGTTTATGTATGTTTACGATATACGTATTTCAGGATGGACGAAGTATTTTATTAAAACAACGAGTTACACCCCTACTTATTGGCGTTTTTTTCAGATTGGGCAAACGCTCTATATTACACAGAAAAATGCTGGTATCGTTGAACAGATGTACAATGCTTTAACTTATCGTGGGCAAGAATTAACAGCGTTTTTTGAAACGCCTGAAATAGCAGTAGGAACAGAACAAAAGTTTTATAAAAATTTATATATTTATTATGATAAGTCAGGGGCTAACACGTTAACAGCTTTGGCGACAGTTGATAGCACTAAAACAATATCTGCTACCATTACATACGATGGGGCGTATTATGATTTTGATTACTACGATGAAGATTATTTTGAAACCACAGAGGACGAGGAAGACTACAAAGTTGTATACATTAACAAATATGCTAATTGGATGCGTTTTAAAATATCCACACAAACACAAGCAATTATTAAGGGCTGGAAGTTAGAGGGTAGAATTGTTGGAAGTTAAACAAAAAGACTTATCTGTTAATGAGCTTATGGACCAAGCAGAATGCATTATAGCAACTGGCGAACCGGTAGAGATGCCATTAACTCATCGTTTTACGGATGGGATGTACATTCGTGAAATATTTATGCCGGCAGGGTCAATTTTAACAAGTAAAATACACAAAACTAATCATCCATACGTAGTAAGTAAGGGCAAGTGTATAGTGTACGATGGAAATAAACTAGAAACTATAACCGCACCACACACAGGAATAACAGAACCAAATACGAGGCGTTTATTGTACATAGAAGAAGATACAATCTGGACAACATTTCATGTAACAAATAAAACCGATGTCGATGAAATTGAAAAAGAAATAATACAAGAACATAATAATGAAATGTTAGACAAAGAACTATTTAATAAATTTAACAAAATAAATACACAGAACAATACATTTATAAATAAAAAGGAGGCGTTACAATGAGTTTTGCAGCAATAGGCGGTGTAGTGGTTGGGGGCGTAGTAGCAGGCGAGTACCAAAAAAGCGTAGCAAAAAAATCAAGGTCGGCACAAAAAGAATTATCACAAGAGCAGGCAGATTTGCAACAAGAATTAACAGAACAACAATTAGTTGAACGACGGGCCGAACTATTAGGGCGTCAACGTGGGCAAGAAGAAGCTTTGGGGCGTGCAACTGGGATCAGACGAGTCGGGGAAAGTGAATTTGAGCAAGCCACAACAGGTACGCCATTAGCTATTGAACAGCTCAAAACGCTAATTAGACAACGTGCCTTGCCTGAGCAACAGCAAGCTTTAGCTCAAACTAAACTTGGGTTAAGTCAAGCTGGGGTGCGTGGTCCAGAAGCAGGTTTAATTTCTGAACAACAAGCAACTAAAATGGGATTAGACCTATCACGTGCAGTTGAAGAAATTGGTTTAAAGCAGGCCCTTGCAGACAGAGAAAAAAGAGCGACGATGGCCGGAACAAAGGCTATTGCAGGACTTGCACAAGAATTAAGGCCAATCGAAAAGTTGGAAGGCAAATCTTTCCTTGACATTAAAAAGGAACAAGAAAAGAAGAAAAGAGATGAAGAATTAAGTAAAAGTCTTATTGGACAATTAATTTACAGAAGATAAGAAAAAATAATTCGTATAGAGGTTAAAAATGATAAGTAAACCAAGAAATCAATTAAACATGACTCCAATGCCAACAAGACCAACACAAGAACAAATGACAGCAGAACTACTTGCAAGCGGTCAGCCAATACAACCAATGCAGCCTCAACAAGCAAGCCCAGTTGATAACTTGATTGGTGGCCTTGGGCAAGGTGCAAAAGGTTTATTGCAAGGCTTTGGCGATTTTGTTAATGCTCAAAAAGCTACACCAGAAGGTCGGTTATTATTAAACAATATGCTTGCAGGTGTAACCGTTGCCTTAGGTGCAGACCCAGTGATAGGTGCTAACATTGTACAGCAAGGACAAGAGCAGTTTAAGCTTGGGGTAGCTAAACAAGAAAAAGAACAAGAATCGTTACTTGCAACAGCTAAGAGACAAGCCGATATTGACGCAGATGTTGAAAAATTTAGACAAAAAGAGCAAATAAAAGCAGAAATAGAAGCCCCAGAAAAGCAAAGAGAACTGCAAGAAGAACAGAAGCTTGAAAAAAAGAAAGCCGTAAATGCTTTTATGTCAGCTCAAGAAGTTATTTCTGGCATTGATAATTTACTTAAAGAAGACCCGAAAACAGGAAGCCAGCGTTTTGAAGTTGCCGTTGGCCCTGTACAAGGTAGGGCATCAGGAATGGCATTGCCAACTAAAAAAGGCGAAAAAAGTTTTCAAATTAATCAAGAGATAAAAACATTGCTTGCACAAAAAGCACTAAATACTATTACTGAAATGAAAAATGCATCTAGAACAGGGGCAACAGGTTTTGGTGCAATGAATGAAAAGGAACTAGGCTTAATAGAAGCTGATATTGCATCACTCGACACAAGATTAAGCGATGAGGCATTTGAGGCAAGTTTAAATAGAATTAAAAATCGCATGAAAAAAGTAATGTCACAAATTGATATTACAGAACAGGATAGGTTGTCTTTGCAGCAAGAAGACCCGCTAGGTATTTTATAATGAACTATAAACAGTTTTCACAAAATATAAAAACTAAATATCCACAGTATCAAGATATAGACGATCTCGAATTAGCAAATAAAATGATTGCTAAATATCCACAATATCAAGAACAAGTTGAATTTGATGATGTTGTTGAACAAGCACAACCAGAGCCAACATTAATGGAAAAGATACGGGGCATATCTATAAAAGATGTTATAAAAGAAACGCCAAAACAAGTGGTTAGTGATATAGCAAGGTTAGCACCTTATGCAGCGTTACCTTTTGCTGGTATAGGGTTAGCGGGGCAATCTGCAATAACGGGAGGCAGCCGAGTTATTGGTGGTCTAGCCGAAGGAGAAGGTGTCTCTCAAGCATTAAAATCAGGTGCTATCGCAGCCGGAACTGAATCAGCAATAGGAAAAGTTTTAAAGCTTGGAAAGCCAGCATTAAAACAGATAGCTAAATTTGCTACACGTGCAGAAAAAGGCGTTATAGATGAAGCAATAAAAAGGCCAATATTAACTAAGATTGAGCCTAAAACCAATATAGACACTTCTAATCAAATTAAAACATCGCTTTCAATTTTAAACAGAAAAAAATCACGTGAATATGACAGCGCATTAAGTAAAGTAAGCGAAGCGGCAAAAAAGCAAGTAACAGACACCAGTAACATTAATAAAATTATAAAAGATTTAAACCTTGATAAGGCTGGGGTACGTGACTTGTTATCAGTAACTAGGCCAAAAACAAAAAAGTATAATCAGAATGCAATTGACCAGTTTATTGCAGGCAAGCAACTAACGTTCGACGATGCAAAAAGCGTTAACTCTGTGTTAGCTGACGTGTTACGAAGCACAACAATAGAACCGGCGGATAAAATAGCAATAGGGAAACTAAAAGACGGTTTATACAAGTCTATGGAAGTGTATCCAGGTTTTAAACCACTAAATAAAAAATATGCAAAGCAAACCAACCTTGTTAAGGATATTGAAAAAAATCTAGGTAAAGACATAAACGAATCTAAAGTAAATACCCTGACAAATGACGTGATAAAAAGGTTAAAAGAAAAGCGACAAACTAAAAGCAGAACTATGGATTTGTTAAAAGACTTAGACAAAGAAGTAAAAGCCAAGGGTAAGCGTAGTGTAGTTAATCAAATAGAAGCTAACGCCTTGAAAGATTCAATCAGTCAATCTATAGGGAAAAAAGCAGGCCTTAGAGACATATTGCTAACTACTGGGTTAGTGGGTGGTGCAGCAGTCGCCCCAGAACTTGCAGTTCCTTTAGCAGGTGCAAAACTTGGGCAAATGGCAATACAGAGTGAACCAATTGCCAGAGCTGCATTACGAGCTGCACAAAAAGGCGTGCAAGTGCCACAAGTAGTACCAAGACTAGCAGCTAAAGTGCCAGCAATGGCAGTTACACCAATAGAAAGACAAGAAAGCGGAGGCATAGCCCCAATATCATTACAACAAATTAAAAAGGAGCGTGGACTATAATGGCAGTACCAAGTGCAAGTGATTTCAATAAATGGGGTGGTACCAAGTTTGACAATACCGATTGGGATGGCAACGTCGATAAAATTGTCGAAATAACAGCAGATGGCACGTATGATTTAAATGTAAATCAAATTACAGCATCAACTTACGTTGGCATACCGTCTGATCAGTTTTCAACAATAACCGCCGGCGAGAACCTGACAGCCGGTGATGTTGTAAGAATCAGCGGAGGACAGGCATACAAGGCAGACAATTCAACAAGTGGCGGTATTACATCGGTTGTTGGGGTTTGCAACACGACTGTATCCAGTGGCCAAACAGCTAAAATTGACTATGGTTTTTATAATTCGTTCAGCTCATTAACAGCCGGGACTATATACTATATCGGAACAAGCGGAGCAATAACAGCAACTAAACCAAGTTTATACCCAGTAGAAGTAGGCCGAGCAGTTAGTGCAACTAGAATTAACCTTAATTTTCGTGAAGATGATAAGCCAACTGCAACCATTATTAGTACAGCGTTAATTGCAGCACCTAAAGGTTATCTTGAATGTGATGGTTCAGCAGTTAGTAGAACTGCACACGCACGTTTATTTGGCGAGTTAGGCGTTATTTATGGTAATGGCGATGGAAGCACTACTTTTAACTTGCCTGATTACAGAGGCCGATTTTTAAGAGGCTTTGACAACACCGCAGGAACAGACCCAGACGCTGCATCACGTACAGACCGAGGCGATGGAACCACAGGCGATGCGGTAGGTACAAAACAAGCAGATGCTTTCCAAGGACACTACCATTACAAACCAGGTTCACCTAATACTTATGCTGAAGGCTCTGGCGCTGGACTATTCAGAACTACAGCATCAGGGGCATCTAGTGACACAGGAGTAATAGCAGCGGCTAAAGCATTAACAGATGGGACTAACGGGACCCCTCGCATAACATCCGAAACAAGACCATCGAACATTAACATTATGTACTGTATAAAGCTCTAAAAAATGGAAATAATACGACTTATTCCCTCGCTACTTGATATATTGCGAGGCCCTAATGGGCAAGCATATGTATTTGTAATACTGTATGGCGGGATGGGATTTTATATATATAAAATGACGACTCAAATTAATATTTTAAAAAATACCATGCATGAATATCGTTCTCACACAGACGAGCAATTTAGTACAGTTGCGCAAGAATTAAAACAAATTAATAAAGTTTTGTACAAAATGGCTGGAAAATTAGAAGTTGAATAAAATATTAAAAGTGCACTTTCATCGTAAATATTATAAATGGTGGAATCCAATTAAATATACTACGAGTATAATTAAATTATTTAGTAACGACATTTTTTATCATGTAAGTTTTGAAGCAAATAAAAAATATTATGAAGCAGAATTTTTTAAAGGGTGCAACTACAGTAATTATCCTCGAGATGACATTGCGTATACAATAAAGTTAATTATAAATGAGACTTCATTTAAAAAAATTATTGCAGAATATAACGGAATGCTTGGCAGTAAGTATGATTTTTTTGGTGTGCTTTTTGGTTTTTTTGGTCATAAAGTACACAACAAACGTAAATATTTTTGCTCGGAATTGTTTTTACCTATACTAAAACATGCTTATCAAATTACTAAAAATGATTTAAAAACCAATTTGAGCCCAAAAGATGTAAGAATGATCTGCTTAGGCATTAATGCAAAAAATGCAAAATAGATTGCAAAGCTTGTATGAAACCACGCTTCAAATAATTACTGACCTAGCTGGAAACATATTTATTGCCGTTCCGATGGCATACTACTTGCATAACATTAAAATAGAAGCGATCACAGAAATATTTATAGTGATGCTAATTTATAATTTTGGGAAAAGTTATGGAATTCGACGATATTATGCAAATAAAAAAAACAAGCGTCACAAATTTAAAAGCGCAATGCGATCAATTAAACGAAAAAATTACAAGCATTCAACAATTAACTAAAAATCGTTGGGATAACATCGATAAAATTATAAATATTTTTAAGACGGCAATTGTCGTTTTAATTATTTTAAATTTAGTTATATTATTTTTTGTTGTTTTTTTATAGTTTTTAAATCGTTAGTAAAATGTTTTGAATCTCCAATATACACAATAAATCCTTCATCTTTTTTATGAACTATGTTTTTGTAAATTAAGGCTATAAAGATATCTCGATCATTAAAACCATATTTTTTTTGTAGAATGTCTTGTAATGGTTTTATTGGATTGTCCCAATCAGACAATTTATTTGAAAAATTTAAAATAAAAATTATATAATAAGACTTGATAGTATTTATTTTTTCATTAGGCAGGGTATACAATAACGTTTTTTCGTAATCTTCATAATTTTTTGTTTTATATCTTCTACCCTGCCAAGCTCCATTTACAGATAATAATTTAATTTTCTTTTCTATTTTATGCATTTAATATTTTAATGATTGCTTTCTAGAATTTGTTGCTCTAAATAAGCGCAAGCTAATATTTGTCTATTAATTAAAACCTCTCTGTATGTAATGCTGTCAGTACATGCTCTCAATTGATTTTTTGAGTGGTTATCAATGCAAAACTTTTCTTTTAATTGAATATATTGGGTTGGCCAATAATTATCCAATATGTTCATACAATCTTTTAGGCTATAATTAAGATCAACCAAACTATTAAGTGCAACTTGTTTAGCTTCACGTTTAGCCTGCATTGCTTGGCGTGACTGTGTATATGTATTGCTATTTAATAATCCAACTTGACATATTAATTTTTTCTGAAAATATTCATTTGTGATTGTTTTTATATTCATTTTGTTTTCCTTTAAATTAAATTAGTAATCATCGTCGCAACATTGTCTTTTACCTTCACATCAATATTACCGCCTTTCATTTTGATTGTTACGTTATCGCCACATAGTTCATTAAAGTTAGAAACCAATGCGACTGCACATGCACCTGTTCCACATGACTGCGTTTCCCCCACCCCACGCTCAAAAACTCTTACGTATATTCCATCGTCTCTAACACACGCAAATTCAACATTAACGCCATTAGGAAAAACCAGTTCCTCAAATTCATTTTTATATTCTTGGATTTTTTTTGCTATATCCTGGCTAACGCATTCCAGATTATTAACGAATACAACGGCATGCGGATTCCCAACATCAACAGGGTTAACCAAGTAGCCATTAATAAGGCCATGTGTATATAGTATAGAGGAAGCCATGCTAATATGTAATTTTTCACTTACAAGTTTAGTTTTTATGATTCCTGCGTCCGTTTCAATGTTAATCTTTTTATTTGTATTTATATTATTCCCACGTAGATATTTTATGATGCACCGTATAGCGTTACCGCACATCTCGGCAGTAGTCATGTCTTTATTAACTATTATCATTTTGTAGTCAGCTTGTTTGGACGCATACAGTTCAATATAGCCGTCAACGCCTTCTTGAAACCTTTGCAGTGGGGCTTTATTATCGCAAGTATAGTCATGTATACCAAATGTGTTGCCGTCTGCGTTGTATATCATTTGTACTCGTTTAATAACTTACTGAGCGGATCTACACCTTTTTTCTTTAGCCTCGGGCCATGAAAATAAATAGTGTTTGACCCTTCAATTTGTTTTATGTTTTCTTTGTAAGGGCTTTCAATAAGCTCAATTTTTTTATTTCTTAAATCCTTGTATAACTCTTTTGCTTCTTTTTCTATAAACACCCAATGCTCAGATAAACAATTTTCACATCGTTGTTTTCCGATTATTTTTTTTATGGTATAAACGTCATCATCAATGGGATTCCAATCATAATGATTTCTTGATTGCTTACGAAAACGCTCTAAAAACTCATTTATTTGGTTATTTGGTATATTGTTTACATAATCCATAATATTTTTTAGTCTTGGTGCAAATTCCGATGCCTCAGCGTGTTTATTTAATGCTCCATTAAGCAATTTTAAATCAATCTGTCTTTCAATAATTGCTTCTGACAATGCTTTTATTTGTATTTGCTTTTCTTCTTGGCCTACTAATGCGTAAGTTTTTAATATCATTGCGGTCACTGTTTTTTCGTAATTATTCATTTTTAATTCTCCTCTGTAATTTTAAACCCCAAACACTTTAATATGGATTCATATTGATCTTCACAAATTTCTGCCTCAGTAGTATCAGCCCCACGCAAGTCAGCACCAGTAAAATTTGCAAATCGCAAGTCAGACCCACTTAAGTTAGCCCCACGCAAGTAAGCCCAATCCAAGTTAGCCCAATCCAAGTTAGCCCCACGCAAGTCAGCATTACGCAAGTCAGCCCCACGCAAGTCAGCATTACGCAAGTCAGCCCCCTCTAAATTGGCCGAATTCAAGCTAACATTAGACAAGTCAGACCCACTTAAGTCAGCCCCACGCAAGTCAGTCCCACTTAAGTGAGCCCAATCCAAGTTAGCCCCACGCAAGTCAGTATTACGCAAGTCAGCCCCACGCAAGTCTGGATTAATATTTGTTTTAATTCTGTACTCATTAAAGGCTTTCACATCGGTTTTTAATAATCTGATTAATTCTTCTTTAGTCTTCATTTTATTTTCCTCCTATTTTCTTTTTAATATAAGCATATATTAAATCAGACAAACGCAAGTCAGCCTCACGCAAGTCAGCATTAACCAAATTAGCCCCAGGCAAGTAAGCATTATACAAGTTAGCCCCGTGGAACTTAGCCTCGTGCAACTTAGCCAAACGTAAGTTAACCCAACGCAAGTCAGCCTTCCAAAAACTAACATGACGCAAGTCAGCCCCACGAAAGTCAGCCCCACGAAAGTCAGCCCCACGCAAGATAGCCTCACGCAAGTCAGCATTAGACAAATCAGCCCAACGCAAGTCAGCATTAGACAAATCAGCCCAACGCAAGTCAACATTAGACAAATCAGCCTTAGACAAGTCAGCATTAACCAAACTAGCCTCATACAAATTAGCCCCAGACAAGTCAGCTCCTCGCAAGTCTGCCTTGCGCAAGGCAGCCCCACGTAAGTTAGCCCTAATCAAGTTAGCATCACGCAAGTCAGCCACACACAAGATAGCTCCACGCAAGTCAGCCTCACGCAAGTCAGCATTAACCAAATTAGCCCCAAATAAGTTAACCCCAGACAAGTCTATTCCTTTATAATTCGCCTTTAGTCTGTACTGATTAAACGCCTTCACATCATTTTGGAGTAATTGAGTTAGGTTTTCTTTTGTACTGTTTTCATCAATCATTTATTTCCTCCAATCTTTTAAAAATATATACCAAACCATAAATGCATAAGGTACCCAATCCCATAGTCCAATAAAAGTTAATAGGTATAATCCAACGCTTATGGCTATTCCATTAAATACTTGTCTAGGGGTCATTTATTAACTCCCTTAACAATCCCTAGCTTTAGTATTTGATCGTTTAGTTTTTCTTGTAAATTATTTAGTTCTTTTTCTCGTTCGTCTAGTTGTGTTTGCCTTTCATTTTGACGGGCATCCCTTTCATTTTGACGGGCATCCCTGCAATTTATAGCGTCATTTTCATGCAAACGTTCATATTGTAATTTTTCTATGTCTGACTCTAACATTGTTTTTTCTATTACTAATGAAGTGATGCTATCTGATAATTCATTTTCCTTTTTCTTAAATTCATTTTCCTTTTTCTTCAATTCCCTTACCTTTTTATAGATCTTAAATATTAGTTTCATTTATTTAACCTCCTGTTAATTCATTAAAAATGCTTTGAAGTTTATCTTGTGGCTCTTGTTTTTTTTCGCCTTTGTATTTCCCCTCAACAATTTTTAGCCAATTATTTGGGGAACAAAACACCCAGTCGAAGTCAGCCTTCCAGTCATTGCCATTCGTGCCTAGAAGGAACGGGGAAGCCTCTATACAATCAAATATTTCGTGTAAATTAAAACCATTTTCTTTTTGGCGAGACTTGATTCCATTAATGCGCTTTTGTGTTAGTTGTCTTATTTCTGCCAACCCAAACTCCTGTGCAAAAGTATTCCATAACAACTTTATAAATTCATAGTCATTCATAGACTTCTTTTTGGTAATAGTATTTATACTATTACTTTTTAT